AACGCCCCAATATCAGGCTTCTTGTCTAGGTAAACAAGGGACTCATCCTCTATTTCTTGAATGTCGTTCATGCTATGTATTGGTAGTAATCGCCTAAGTCTGAATCGACAAGGATAACACTAACTTCCTTCCCAATCAAGCGTTTTGACATCTGAGCGGGAACTTTGATATTCACTCCAAATCCGTCGATTCTGCCGCGCACCCATGTCGGGTTATTACAAAGACCTAGAATCATTGCTTTCAATGGCGTTTCCGGCAATTCTACAACAGGTTCAACAACCTTCGCTGGTCGTCCTCTTTTCTTTGCTTCTTTCTTCGCACTCATGTTAATAGCCTCCACCTCCCTGAGTTGTAACCAAACCAACGGAATTGTCAACATGATCTATTCCTGCAATCGCGGCATAGCGTAAAACGTCAATCGGGTCTTTCCACGCTTCTTTCAATCCGCCATCTCCAGTGTATTCCGACAATGCTTGGATGATGTTCTCACAATCGGAACTGATGTAAAAGTGGGGACGGTTGACAGAATCCAACGGCTTAGACGTATCCCATGCCATTTTCCCGATCAATGCTTGCAGTCCGTCGTCAATCTCTAGTCCCGGTGCCGGAATACAAACCATTCCCGCATCGTTCAAATCCTCGATAATGGATGATGAACCGTCCTGAACCTGATACTTCGCCGCACCGAGTCGAGGGTCAATCAATCGCTCAAAAATTTCCTCGTCACCTTCCACCTGCTCAATAAGCTCAACGTAATCTCGGATACCATACCCTTGCCCCTTAGCTCCCTCTCCCGGCATCCATTTGCCGTTCCGCCATTCCGCCCAGTCGCCAACGTCCACTCCAGGCCATTCACGGTAAACCCACATTGTGCCTGTCTCGTCCACGGCAATCCAGCACATGAACCAGTTCTTTGATCCAGCAGGGTCAATGACATGATACCTTGTGACGTTGCGGGTCGGTATCTTGTCCGGCTCCACCACGTTGACAACTTTGTTGAATTTCGGGAACTTGGTGGCGTGTGACTTCATCGGCACACCGTATGCCCGAATCAGAATCTCCTCCCTCGTCCTGCCTTTCAGCGTCTCTTTGATGCGATCATATCCACCAAAAGCGTTGTCCTGCGAATGGAAGTAATGAACGGACGCATTGAGCTTCTTTGACTTCTGAACATACGGAACTAGTTCATTATTAAGGAGTTCCGCCTCCCTACTCTCAATGGTTGTCGCTCCATCCAGATACTCCTTAATCACCTCAGTCCACCCGTCAATCGGCGTAAACGTCACCAGCATCTTTGAGTTGCGAGTTGCAAGTCGAAATCGCAACGTATTTATCAATTCGGGGCCGAGAAGGTATTCGTCCAACCAAACGCCGATATTGTGCCAGACTGGATTCCTAGATCCAAGTTCCGCCCCTTCTAGGATGGTTGGATTGTTCTGATACTGGGAATACGTCTTGAAGATAATCTGTGAGCCGTTCGGCAGGATCAGCGACGAGTCAGTAAATCCAGTTTTCTTCTTGTAGGAAATGTAGGCGTTTGCGCTAGTAAACTTGGTTTTTAGATACTCTGGAAGCCAAGCCCAGACCGCGCTTTGTTGCTGGCGGATAGACACTTCGGACGTTTGAGCAAAGCAGAATATCTCGGAGTTGGGATTTTCCACCGCAGCGCGGACAACCGAGAAAGCACCCCACTGGGTTTTTCCCGAATTTTTTTGAAGAACATCCCCAATAAAATAGTTTCCAGTCTCAGGAACTTCAATGTCCCATATCTCGCTAACTGGTTTATCATAAACCTTGATGACAACTGTTTCCCATGGCTTTGTCAGTGCCGATGAAAAAAATACTAGAACACGTTGTATCAGGCGAGGAATTAAAGGCACTGATCGAACAAGGGAAAACACTAAAAGAAGTTTCCGACCTAGCGTTTGAAAGATGCGGTCAAAAATGGTCAACGGCTGGTGTTTCAAAACTTTGTAAGAAACACAAGATTTTAATGCCTCGGAGTGGTCCTCGTAGCGGATTACTTCATAAGGGTTGGAAAGGTGGGCGGACTGTGAATAAGGACGGTTATGTAGAGATTTACTCTCCTGGTCACCCTCAAGCAAAGAAATATACTCATTATATTCTGGAGCATCGGCTTGTGATGGAGGATTACTTGGGTCGATTTCTTTTAAGAACGGAAGTTGTCCACCATAAAAACGGGGTGAAGACTGACAATCGGATAGAGAATCTTGAAGTCTTTGAATCCAACGCAAAGCATTTAGCCGAAACCTTGAAAGGATTGAAGCCGTGCTGGAGTGAGGAAGGAAAGAAGAGAATCCTTGAAGGCCAGAAGAACAAGGGGAAGATGAATCTTTCCTATGAATCGAGACAACGCCGCCGATCCCTATGTCTTTTACGGAACGCCATCCAAAGGGAGTTGAAACTTGATGCGCCGCCGAACACTGAAACGAGTCACCGTTTCCTAGAATCACTTGGTATGTCTTGGCAACAGTCTTTACAAATGGTTGTAGCGCACGGCATTGAATCTGTTTTTCCCCATCCCAAGCAAGAACGTGAAAACTGCTTTTGATTTTTGAAACTTGAATTGATTTATTTGCTACTGGATCATAAATCTCTTGATCTGGGGCAAGACAGCGATTACCTCCCAGCGCAAGGATCTCATTGACTTCGTGCAACTGCTCCTCGGCCTTCGTCCAGTGAGGTAGCCGGAAACCATATTGATACGGGTCTTTCTCCGCGTTCTCGATGGCTTCGTGATAAACGCGATGGATTGATAACACCTCTTCCGGTGTCATCTGAACCAGTTCCTCGTCCGCTGGCGGGGTGAGGATTTGATGCGGTCTCCAAATCATACGACTTCTGCTTCAATCACCTTGCCCTTGGCAATGCGTGACCTTGCTTCGTTAATCAGATTGGCGGCATCATCTAGGCTCGCTCCCTTGCGATGCTCCACCACGGTAGTTGCCATTCCGGTCAGTTGAGCGGCTTTATCGGTCAAGATGCCAACGGTGATTGCCAGCTTCTCTGGTGAAATCTTGGCAAGGCTGTCTGGATCGTCATATAGCTGAGTGGCGCGTTCAAATAGTAAATCGGTGTATTCCTGTGCAGCAATGGCGTAGCGCATGGAGAACTCCTTCCTCTTCGTCTCTAAGGTGTCATTGTGCCGCCACTCTAGCCCACGGATCACATCCCGCCCGATTCCTGTTTTCTTGGAGATTTCAGTTATCCTTGCGCCCTGAGATAAAAGGAACAAGGCCAACGCTGCCTTGTGTGGGGCGTAATGTTCTACGTTGTTGCGGGAAAGAGACTTGGCACGTTCACGAACCTCAAGAAACCACTCGCTCTTATCAGGGCGGTCATCGTAGTAGTTCTCTTTGAACTTCTCTAGTTTTTCGTCACTCATTTCTTAGAGACCTTTGCCTCAAAACAATCGCTTTCACATCAGTTTCAGTCAATATCTTTTTCTTGAAGAGCCTTCTGATTTCTGCTTGTGGGTCGCGGCTTGATTGAATTTCTGGAAAAAGCCTTTTTACCTTTTCATCAGTTGGCAATCCTGCAAGTAATGACTCTTTAGGAGAAAGAACAATTCCTTGGGTTCGCATCCTATCCCTGTAGGCATTAAGAATCTTATCGCCTACAATCGGATCTTTCTTGATAAAGTTTCTAATATTTTGCTGGGTTTCGGAATTATTCTTTCCAATTAGTTCATCAAGCATCTCAGATGTAGTTTTTTGATTAGTGGGCTCAAAAGGAGGAACTTTCCCTTCCAGTAGATTGAGTGTATCTAAGCTGGAAAACTTTGCGTCTTTAAGCATTGGGATAATTGTTTCATCTGTTTCTCCAAGCGTTCTAAGATTCTGCACATGATCTAGCATCTTTTGCATATTGCCAGCATAGTTGCTTTGCTCATTCGCAATCAGACTCTTGTATTGCTCTGGAGTAACCCTTCCATCTTTCAATGCATATTGATGCCCAGACATTGTAGACTTGATATTACCAACTGCTTCATGGATAAGGCGAGCCTTAAACCCAAAGCCTTCTGGGATTGTTCTTTTTTCCTCACGAATTCCTAACTGCCTTGTAAGTTTTTCTTCTGGCGTTTTGCCCGGCTTTTGAATAGCAGTAATTGTAGATGGGATAAACTCTTTTGCAAAGTTTACGGTTCGATCTGCTATGTTTCCAACTGTGCTTGGATCGTTTGATATTAACTCTCCAGTATCAAAGTCCCTTCCTGAAACTAATGAGCTAAGTCCTTGGAATGCAAATGCTCCCTCACCTATAAGTTCTTTACCAAGAATATTGGCAAAGTTTTTCGTCCCTTCTTCTGCGTCTTCCCCGCGCAATACTGCCATAATAGGATTGGCTAATATGGTTTGCGGTAAGTAAACGGAAGTGTTAATTGAACCAACAGAACCATCTTCTTTTCTGTAAAGCATTAGTGGCTTATCTCTTTCATATTCTGCTGCAACTGTGTCACGATAAGCTCTCTCTTCCTCTTTCGTAAAGGTTTTTCTATTAAACTCATTTAATCCATATGTTGCGGCTGCATAAGCAGAGGCCATAGCAACTGCCCTTTTTGCAGCTTCTTTTTTCATTGCCGCTTGATTCACTGGAATATCTTTGAATTCTGCTCCCAACTTAGAAACAAAAGTTCCATCCATCATACCTCTTATTGCCTTAGCCTGTTCAAATTGGGTTCTTGCAAACTCAAGCGTGTAGGCAACAAACTGCGGCATGATCCCCGCTCTTGATAAAACCTTAATCTCAGGACTTATTGAGTCATAGTTTGGATACGTTCTTGTCGTAAGCCTTGACCCCATCTCTTTGATTTGCTCATCGGTGGCAGTCGGCATCATCTTCTTCAAGACGTGCATATTGTTCTCGTAATTAACAATTCTGAATATGTTGTCTGGTAAACTGTAAACACGACCAGGAACATCAGTGACTTTTTCCAAAGCCTTGCCTAAACGCTTGCCTTGAAGTCCAGCTTTTAAGTCTTCATACGCAAAGTTTCCAGTAATCATCCCGCGCTTTTTAAAGTCTTCAAACGCCTGCAATGTTAATGGTGAAGCTTGGTTGGCAAACTTCTTAATCACCGGTAATCCTCCTAGCCTTGTACCACTAAGTGTTCCGAGTGCCATCTTTGTTGCATTGCCAAGACCAAGGATCGGATTCATTCCCGCTCCAAGAGTTGCCGCAAGGTTACTTGGTGCTTGAATCAAATAAGATGAAAGGTTTCCAAGAACTTTGGCAGACTTAAATCCAGAAACGGCAGTTTCATAAAAATCTTGAATTAAACGCTTTGCTAAAAAATTGGAATCTTGATCCATTCTGCTTGCGTAAATCTTATTTATCGCGGTTTGAGTGTATGGATCGACAAGCAACTTTTCCCCATCAACTAGGAACTCTCCGCGTTTAAGGTTCAATGGTTGAAGTCCTTGCGTATTAGCTCTGGGATCTGACGATCTTACTGCTGCTCCAGAATCAATCAAAGCCTTGGCTATTCTAGCATCTGCTTCGCTGTATTCATTGATCCGATTAAGGACGGACATAGTTGTTTCCACCCTTCGTCCTGGCTCTTCAATTAAACCAAGGAAATCCTCTAGTTCCTTTGATACAACTTTCCGTTGTTTTAATACGTTAGGAGTTCCTTTGCCTTGCATAAACGCGGAGAACTCCGTAGGGTTTCCTTTCATCTTTAACTGGAGTTCAGCCAAGTATTCATTGGCTTGAGCGTCAGTCATCTTATCTTTATCGCCAACTCCAGTAGTTAAACTTTTCCTTAAGGCTTCATACTTCTCCTTAGATGGTTTGTAGTTTGGATTTTGGAAAAACTCGTAAGCTCTAGTTAAATAGTCGCCGCGATTTAAGCTATCTTCTATGGTCTCTGCCCTATTGTTTGGCAGCAATTTGTCTCCGCTATTATGGAGATCAATCATTCTTTGTTGCTCTGCCCGTATCTTAGCTCTACCAAAGACAAGATTATCCAATAGTTCAGGTGGCAGGTTAGGACGGTCTTCCCCATTAAGAAATGCTATTGCATCATCCCGATACTGAGGATTGGCCTTCAAATAAAAATCAATCTGCTTGCCCAAGTTTGTTGCAGTTCCTTCAACAGCTTCTACCGAGGACTTTGCTTTCTTTGCTGCGGTAGTTGCGTCATATCCAATTACTCTACTTGGGGTTACCTTAGAAGAAGTTGCTCTTGTTGCGTTATTTATGTAGTCTACAACGCTACCTGTGAAATTGGTAGGAGTCATCCTTAAATTCTCTGGACTAAGCCCAGCAGTAAGCGTATCAACTAGCTCAATAGCATCTGCGTCTCCTGCGTCTGCCAAGGCTCTTAACTGAGCAGGGGTTCTGTTTTTGAACTTGTTGTACAGCTTTCCAGTAGCAGTGGTTGCACCCATAAATACTAAAGTGCCGCCTGCTCCCAAGCCTCCTCCGATTGCGTAATCTTTAAGCGTTATATCTTCGTTGGTAGAAATATCACGCGCACCAACATTTGCTAGTCCACTAAATGTCCCAGTTGCTACTGCGCTCTTAATAGGAGCCTTCCCCAAGAACTTACTTACTTGTGCAACCACATCTCCGGCCTTTGACACTTTTCCAAGAGGAATAAGGTTTGTTGCAGCATCAACAGTAGTAACCGCAGGGTTCACTTCCCCTGTGTTTATGTACTGATTTACAGCTGATCCTACTGCGCCAAAGAAAGGTGCGCCAATTCCGTATCCAATCGCTCCTCCTGCGCCTCCTGTGGCAACAGCACCTGGTCCGGTTGGAACGCCGGCAACTGTTCCAATAGTTCCCCCCAAGGCAGTTGAAGCCATTTTCCCACCTTCAGATATGCCTATATCCAAAGCTGTTCCTATTACCATTTTGGCAATGTCACCGCCAGTTATTCCTTTTTCTTCTTCTGTTTCTTTTTCCTTCTCTTTAGGTGCTTGCTTGCCAGAAAGATAATCAGCAATCTCATCAAGGGAATATCCCTCTTCCATTGCGTTCCTTATGTCGTGCCTGCCTTCGGAAATATGCAATGCTATTTCTTGATCTGAATAACCTTCTGCACGCGCCCTTGCAATGTCGTCTCTTGTTAAATTAGGCATTGTTATTTGAATATTTCACCAAGTGGTGTTCTACTAGGAGCGGTAGGAGCGGTAGGAGTCGATGGGGGAGGAGTTGTTTTTTTTATTCGTCTCTCTCCAAAAATATCTACCAAATCATTTGGAGAAAAAGCACCACCAAGAGTTCCGCGAATTCCAAAAGCATTCAGTTTTTGAGCAGCTTCTACGGGATTTCCTTGGTCATACAAATCTCTTGCTTCTGCAATAGCTTGTTCTTTTAATTGTGTTGAGGTAAAATCAGGACGCTCCATTGAAGCGTATGCTTCTGGTCTTGCTCCTATGTCTGGTTGCTTTTGCATTGGCGCACCAATAGCCGAACCTCCCACTAAATCATTGCCGCCACCCATTATTGCGATTATTTCTTTTGATTGCGGTGAATAAGATTCACTAGCAAGTGATGCAAATAATTGAGTGTTTCTATTCCCAGATGGGATTGGATTCAACGTATTGTCATATCTAGTTCTTGTTGTTTTACCAATAAGGACTACACTGCCATCATCTAACCTTGACGGTATTTTATCCTCTGTTATTTGTGCCTGCATATTGTCAGCCAACAGCGTCTCAATACTTTTCGATAAAGACAAAAGAGTTTTATCGTCACCTGTTACAAACGCGCTTGCAGCATTGGCAACCAAGGCTGGCGGTAGTGGCACATTGCGACTATCTGCAATGCTTAACAGTTGTTCTATTGAAGTTGCTACTTGAGCTTCCTTTTCTTCTGCTGCTACTGGAACATCCATATTCTTGGTTGCAAAACCAAGAACTCTTTCTCCTAACGCATCAAACTCATCTAGGTTCTTGTTTTTTATTGCTGCAACAATTTTAGGATAAAACTCCACAACAGCAGCATTTGCTCCCGCTGCTCTCAAGGAACTAAATGCCGCATCAATAGCCGCAGCTTTCCCGCGCTCTGTTGACTCAGGACTAAGAAATGATGTGATTGATTCCATAATTAAAATCTTCTTTCAACAAGAGAAACAGGAGCAGCGGGTTGCATAGACATACGCATCTTCTGCATTCTTAGTGCGTCCATCTCACGTTCTCTTTTAAGCCCTTCAAGATCAAGTCTTGTTTTGAATCCCTCGGTAATATTGAGTGCTTCGACAACCCTATCAGCAAGAGGAATGTTCTGATCGCCTAAAGCAACAAGGCTTGGGTTAATCATATTTGCGTATTCCGGCATTGTTTGCACAATCAACTTGCCGACATTCTCAGCCAATTTGACCTGCTTGTTTTGCTCCGCTTGTTCCTTCTTGCGTAGTTTGTTTTCCTCGCCCAAGTCTTTAATTGCGCCGCCAATACTAGCCCCAAGGTTAGCCACACCCTGTGCTTGCGTAGCAGCAGCATCCGCAA